CCCCGCCTCCGCCCCCGCCTCCGCCACCAGGGTTGGTGCCATCACCAGCACCACCACCACCACCAGCGGCAGCTTGAATAGGGGAAAGACTGCCAAAATTGAAGAAATAGTATCCACTCAGCTTGTGGCGCATGGTTCCAAGGAACGCTGCGGCATTAGAACCTCCGCCACCTGCCCCACCTGCGTTTGTGCTTACCGTGCCACCAGCGCCACCGCCGCCACCAACGATATTGTTTCCTCCACCGCTACCAGCGGTCCCTGCGGTCTTTTGACCCGCGCCCCCTGGATCACTAATGTTTCCAGAATTGGAGCCGATGGAGGCTGCTGCTACAGCGGCTCCAGCAGTTCCACCTGTGCTGGAAGTAGCGTTACCACCAGCACCACCATTGCAGGCAATCGTACCGTTGAGAGTCAGGGTGCCATTGACCAATACGCGGTAGCCGTTGGTCTTCAGGGTGACCCCTGAGTTGACGGTTGTGCCGCCCAGATTCAAGTCTCGGGTCAATGTATATGTGTTCGAAGCGGGGACTAGCCCAAGGATAGTGGTGGTTCCATCGAAGGTATGGGCACCGTCTGAACCATCCGCCCACTCCCCAATTCCAGGACCAGGACCCGTTGGGCCAGTGACGGTACTGGCTGCCCCCGTGGGGCCAGTGGGGCCTGTGCCCGTAGGCCCCGTGGGGCCTGTTACTGTACTGGCTGCACCCTGTAGGCCAGTTGGGCCTGTCGGTCCAGTGACCGTTGAAGCGGCACCTTGTTGTCCTGTTGGACCCGTGAGGCCCTGTATACCTGTAGGGCCTGTTACTCCTTGTGCTCCTTGCAATCCAGTAGGGCCTGTACGCCCTGTCGCTCCCGTTGGACCCGTTGGCCCTGTCGAGCCTGTTGTGCCCCCGCCTGGGGTGGGGTTCATGGGCTGCCAGACTCCATTGTAAAGAAAGGCGCTAATCCAACCAGGCGTTACAGCATTGCCAAAGAAGCTTGAAAGGGTCCCCGAAGTGGCGTCAGTAAAAACCGCCCCATCTGTGGTAAGGCCAACAACGGAATCGTCTGTAGCTCCATTGTCCAGGATGTAGGTAAACGAACCACTTGGGGCTGCAACGTGTCCACCAAGTATTTGAACGGTCCCATTCACGTTCGACTTGTTAATCATCGGGAAGCCTGTTACACCGCTATTCTGATAGTAGTAACAGCCATCTAGGACAACAAATCCTGCGCCATTCATCTGGACCATGCCTGGACCGCCACCTGTGGCGGAGTCAAACATGCAGCCTGTGAAGACTCAGGCTTGCCCTGCTCCAGCCGACACTTTCCATATAGCAGCAGGAACGCCAGACGAACCACCGCCCGTGAAGTGACCGCCCTGGACGAAAAGATCAACCGAACCGCCGCCGACGTTACCTCCACCCTTGGTAACGCAGTTGTCAACAATGCAGTCAGGACCGTTTAGATTGAGGCAGAGGGCGTTGTTGGAGTTCTCTTCGTTGTTGATGTAGCAGTCGCTTATATGAAGGCGAGAGTTAGATGCTCCCGAACAGGTTAGGCAAGCCGTTGTTCCACCATAGACGGATAAAAAGCGAACCGTCACGTTTTGCTCGTTAGTGTTAATATACAAACCCTGGGCGACGGTAGTCCCTGGATGAATGGTCAAGTTTTCAATGATAACGGCCATGTTATTTATCAAGACCAGTTCGGAGCCTGCGAACTCTGGTCCTGGAACGATACAGGTATACGCCCCAGACGCGCTTGGTGGCACGCCCTGCGCTCGCCAAGCGCCCTGACCATTAAGATGGATTGCACCATTGATGGTTATAGGAGAGTTGACAGCGATCAGACCCTCCGGCAGACACAACTTCTTTCCAACGGCGTTTGCAGCAGCTATGGCATTAGCAATAGCTGTGTCGTTTGGTGTCACCCCGTCTGCAACAATGCCTGGAATCAAGCAGTCGTCAGCCGCTCCAAAACCGTAGAAGGCAAGCACACGAACGTCGTTCGACGCTGTAGGAGTATCAACCGTAGGGACGATGAACCCAACAACACAGTCGGTCCCATTTGGTGGGGCGGTGACGCCAGGGTATTCGATAGGCCCGAACGCCATGTTGTCATTAAACGTCGGGACCAAAACGCGGCAAGTGCCAGCAGGTAGCGACACGTTAGTAGCGTCCGTGTCCACAATCGTAGCGTCCAGAATGCCCTCAAATTGAGCCGCAGGCGTGCGGATAGCACTCTGCGTCCTGAGCATCTGTTGAATCAACGTATTAGGGTTACTTGTTCTCATTTAGACGTTCTGTAGCTGAGAACCGCCGCCACCTACATTGATCAAATCATAAGGAGGCATCGGGGTTGTGAGGGTAATCGTTGCCTGAGGGTTATACAGGTCTCGCTGCATATCCGACACGATCCAGAGGTTCGGAGTCAGGGCGATATTAGGGTCTGGACTGGTTGGGTAGTTGGATGCCATTCCAAGATTTGCCGTATGTACAATGTCGCCTGGGTTGTAGGCCCACAGTTGGCACATGGCCGTGACGGTTACATCACCAAATGGCTTCCCTACGTCCCAGTCAAAGTCCATGTTCTGGACTCCTGCGGTCCATTCTTGGAGTGTTCCCTTGACGCCGAAAGTTTCCCAGAAGGGGTCGGAACCAAAAAAGACAGTGTTGGCGCTCTCCCAACATCGCCAACCAGCGGTGGTAGCAAGGCGTTGTAGACACGTCCAAGAGTCTTCTGGATTGTCTGTAGCATCCGTCGAAGTCCCGCGTCCCACGGCAATCGCCGGGTTCACTGGTGTTGGATCACCGACAAAGGAAAGACCAGGCACGGCAAGCACAAGCGACCGAGCGAAGGTGGTGATATCGCTCGTCGTAGTCGTCACTGTGTTTCCTGTTTGCAATCGCAGAGCGGCCACCCCGCTAGCCTCAAAGACCAATTGCATTTGGTCGCTAGTCTTAGCGAACTGAACCAACGTAAAAGATAGTCCATCTAGCATCAGTGTTGTGCCAGGAACAAAGTTGCCCGAGTTGAGAATCTGGCGGCTAGGATCGGTTAATTGTATTGTTACCGTGCTCGCACCGCTGATAGTGCGTTCTACTAGTACATCGGAGATGGCATTGAAAATGTCTACGTTGGTTACTGGCACTCCGTTGACAAAGATAGTTAGGTCACCTGGGTCCATAGGGCCAAAGCCGTCGATGAACTGTTCGCCTGAGGATGTAGTGAAACTCATTAGTTCTGTGGTAGCTTCAGGGTTTGGCCTGCATAAATGTTGTTAGGATCGCGGAGGTTGTTAAGGGCCGCTATCTCCGACCACTTGGACTGGTCCCCATAAATGAAAGCGGCGATTGAACTCAGTGTGTCACCAGCCCGAACCGTATAGAGAAGATAAGAGGACTGCGTATTCTGTCCAAGCACCGTCTGAATCCAAGCGATGACGGGTGTCGGCGCGCCCAGCACGCCGTTCAGGGGAGCGTTGTACTCATAGAGAGTGACCGACAGGTTTTGCTGGACGCGATACCCAGCACTAGAATCACGAATGGCAGGACCAAATTCGTAGTCATAAATGGCCCAGAGATATTGGATGCCAGGGACGGGTCCCGAAACAGCTAGTATTGGAGGAATGACGGTGCCAGGCACCTTGTCGGTCCAAGTCTCAAACGTCTGGCAAGCAGACTCTATGGACCCCCCCGAGTAGCCATTGATCTGCTCGCTGGTCATAACCAGCTTTAACGTCAGCGATTTGGGGGAACGGTCGTACCATTGCAATGCGGAAACTGAGCGAGGACGATCTACAATCTGCCAGCCGCCCGACCCAGTGCCGATAGGCTTGTATTGTGCATCACCATCAAGGTTGAAAACAAGGCCCGCTGTGGTGGCTGGATATTGTGGTGTCAGGGTGACCAGCACATTAGGATTCATGCTTAGCTCCTGGCGGTCTTGTGGGCGTTACCTTGGTTGGCCGCGGTCGCTACCTGCGTAGCGTTAACCGTGACCTTGATGTTGGACATAGCGGCTGCGGCCATCTTAAGAGCGGATGCAGCTGCCTGGAGTTGTTGTGCGGCTTGTGAATGGTCCTTAGCAGCCTGGCCGCTGGACTTCGACGCCTGCTTTTGCTCGTCAGCAGCGCCCTTGGACGCGGCAGACGCTAGCTTCTGTGCGTCTGAAATCGCCGCCGCCTTTACATTGGCGTCCTTTGACTTGGAAGCTACGTCGTATAGCTTTTGTCCCGCCTGGCTTAGCTTCTCAGCCGTCTGATTCTGCTTTAACAGGTCGCCATAAGCCTTACCACCCGTGGCGGGGGTTATGCCCGTTTTGGTCTGAAGGTGAAGCTTAGATTGGGCTTGAGCAATAAGACCCTTCTGTTGACTGATCATCGTCGGCAGATTGGCGAAGAAAGCTGGTCCGTTCTTGGCTAGGGCTACGTGTAGAGCCTTGTCGTGCATGCCTCCGAACGGCGATGATGCTTCCTTCTCAAACTTTTCTAACTGCTTCAGCTTAGCTTGTTCTTGAGAAAGCTGCATACCTGGGTGGGCAGCGTAGTATCCTGCAACGTATTTCTCAAGATTAGAAGCGGCTGTGTGTTGACCCTGAGAGCGAAGCGCAGCAGCGGTGATGTTAGGAAATCCGTACTTTACAACGGAAGAACCAACGCCGCCCGTCGTCTTTGAGGCGTTCTTCAGAAGGTTATTGTAGACAGTGTTCGAAACGGTCTGATTACTTTTGGCCTGCTGAATCAGTTGTTGTTGTGGCGACAACATATGCACTGGGTTTTGCGACCCACCAAAGAGACCGTGGAACAGGCCGCTGACACCCTTAATAATGTATGGCATCGCAATAGGAGCAGCCATAGCCGCGGCAATGCCGATAGGCCCTGCAAGCGCACCAAGGTCCATGCCGCCGAACGTCAGCAGTCCACCGAGCATGCCTTCACCAGCGCCAGCGATGCCGCCAGCAGCAGCACCTTCAGCCCCGCTAAGCGCAGCGCCAGCCTCTCCCTCAGCTGCTCCCGCAATGTCGCCTTCTGCGGTTTGTCCAGCCTTCCGCCAAATACCGCCAGGAGAGCCAGCGCTAGGGCTAAAGATTCCCTTGCCCTTCATGGCCTCTAGGTTCATCTCAGCGGCCTTCATCTGCATGCTAGCAGCGTCCATTTGAACGGTTGCAGCAGCACCTTCAGGACCCTTAGCGTCTAGGCGGGCTAGGGCAGAAGCAGCGCTCTTGTTGATACCAGGCGTGCGCAGTTGGAGATATTTGGTACGAGCATAACCGCCAAGCATGGAGGCTGGCCCCGCCACTTTGCTCCATATCTTCGCTGCCATGCCGATAGCAGCGAGCGCTCCGATAGCCTCAGCGACACCCTTAAGAGCGCCAGCATGGTCAGCCAAGGTGTGCAAGACATCGACAAAGGCATGAACGCCCGTGATTACGGTAGGAGTGATTGCCTTGCCAATCTCAAGGCCATAGTATTCGATGTTTTTCTTGGCGATATCCAGCTGTCGCGCTGGGGCGTTCAGGGCTGCATTAAGCTTGGCTTGGTACGTCTTTTGGTTTGTGTTCGCCATGATATACTTCTCGGTGGAAGCATATGCGCCCTGATTCTCGGCAATGGTCAGGAACGGAAGTTCCTGACGAGCACCACCGAAAATCTTGGTGAACATGAACTGCAAGATGTCTTTTTGCTGACTGGCCGACAGCGGGGACCCTGACCCCATAGCACTTAAAGCGCCCGTCAGTTGTGATGTTGCTTGATTGGTATTTAGATTAGCCAAGCCTCCCAGCTTGGTTCCCTTGAGGTCTCCCTGAAGCGCGGAGATCATTCCAGGCTGCAAAGCCCACGCCTGCAACTGAGCTATAGCCGAGTCCTTGCCTGGGTTATTTTTCCCAAACGCGGGGTAGTAGTCAGGGACGTTTAGGCCACCCGAAATAGAAGAGGTAATCTTTGCAACTGCCGCCCCGATGCCCTTAGTCTGGATAAGATTACGCAAATCGCCCGACTGGATGCCGAACATCAATTCACCCTTTTGGCCCTGGGCGGAAGGCGTAGCTATCTGTTGCAGGGAGTGAGAGATCAGCGTGCCCGAGGTAGTGGCGTTTTGCCCAAGCTTGGTGCTCAGTGCAATCCAGGCCAGCAGATCGGGCAACTTAGCCCCCACGGCCTGTCCAGAGGCCGTCAGACCCTTAGAGAGAGCACCAATGAGGTCTTGCGGCTGCATATCACCAGCACCAACAGTGGCCGACAAAAGCTGGGTAATATGCTGAGCGTTTCCAACTCCCTGTAGCTGGGTGCCCTGTAGGTTCTTACGACCCGCGAACGACAAGTTACCGAACAATCGACCGATCAACTCAGAAGGTTGGCCTGTGGGGGTGTTGAAAAGCACCGCCAGATTGGCAGCTTGCTTACCAAGGTTCGTCAATTCCTTGGTGGTCTGGTGAAGACCTGCGTTAGCAGACGCTATACGGTACAGCTGGTTGGCGACATCCGAGAAATTAACACCAGTGTTCTTGGAAATCTCCATTCCTGCCTGCATGATACCGTTGACCTGGCTCTTTGGTACGCCAGCCAACGTGAACAGCTTAATGTACTGGTTTTGTAGTTGGGCATACTTGGTCATTGATTCGATTGCAACGGCAATCGCTCCACCTGTCGCCCACTCTCCGAACTTGCCTAGAGGACCATTGCCAACATCAGAGATCGTCTGGCTGAGGCCCTTGTGGGACTTAGCCAGTTCATCGACGGCTGCCTTTTGCTCAAGAGCCTTGATGGTGGCAGCGTCCATCCCCGCCGCAGCCGCCTTCTCGGCGTCTGTCATGGCTGACGTGCTGGCCGTCTTCGCTTCTGTGGCTTTTGACACCCCGCCAATGGCGGCAACGGACAGAGCGCCTGACTCCTTGGTCTTGGCTAGCAGTGCATTCGTGCGCTCTAATTCAGCATTGAACGCTGCAAGGTTTTTTATGGCGGCTGACGCCCCAACGATAGAGAGGCGCGCACCAACGGTGGCTTCAAGAGCCATCTTACTTCCCTTGAATAGAAAAAGCCGTCACCCCAGCACGCGGAGCGACGGCCCTTCCAAGATCAAAGGCCGTCATCACAATGAATTCCTCATTGGTGAGTGCCCTTAGTCCGTTGGTCAATCAAGTTTCCCTTCGTTGTTATACTTGGCTATCATCCAAGCAAGTTCTCGCCTGCGACGGCTCTCTAATTCGACAGCCTTCCTGAGCATGGCGAAATTGACGGCGTAATCCACCCCCTCAGTATCAATGAAGGGAGTAGGGTCTAAGCCCAGAGAGATTGCGAAGCCACCGATGGAGATAACATCGTCATCTTCTAGGCTTTCGAAAAATTTTCGTCGGCCTTGGTGCTTTCCTTAGCACTCCATTCGGATACTGCCTCCGCAGCGGAGATCAAATCGCCGTCCGTTGCATAAATCTGGCGTACAGCATCAGCAGCCTTAGAATAAGGCGGCATCTCAAGGTTGTCCATCAGGTCGCGGTCGAACCGCGTCCATTCTCCGAACTCGTCGCCCAGTCTCAGTGAGCGGCGAACGCCGTCCCCGTCGAAGACGGCGTAGATACCTACACAGCAGTTCGCCAGAAGGTCGGCGTTAGCGAGCACTAACCACTCTGGGTCTTCGCTCTCGGCGCGCTTGCGAGCCTGAGCGGCCACGCGAGAAGATTCAACAGCCTTGTAGCGAACGAATAGCTCAGGGTTGTCCCAACGGGGCACCTTGAGTTCGATGTACAGCTGGTTGATCAGCTTGTCGCGGGCTGCCTTCAAGGAACGCAATGGCGTATCCTTAGGCTTAGCTTCGTGAGCGACCGGCATTTGTTCCGGCGTAATCACGGGCGCGTCGGCCTGAGGCTCAGTTGTCACTTCCAATCCCATGTGTTCCTCCAAGGGTTGTTATTAGTTGGCTACCGACTCAATCGTAAAGTGCAGCTGCCACATGCGAGGATTCGCAGAGTTAGAGTCGGAGTTGCCGTCATTGACGCTAGCGATACGACCACGATAGGTACGTGGGGTACCATTCGGGTTACCGTTCTGGTCAAGAGGCTGTACAGTTACGGTGCCATAGGTGGTACCAACAAGCGTGCGAACGGTAGAAATGATTCCGTTGTCGCGCTCTTGTACATAGGTACGCTCTACCACAACGTCGCTGAAGACAGGCAGGGCAAGATAGGTAATCTCAGGACCCATGCCACCCGGACGAGACTTAGGTGGGTTAGCGGTAGCGTCACCACCCGAGAACTTGTCGAAGTAGCCAATGGAACCCAGACCGTCGATGTTGACGCTGGGTAGCCACTGCATTTCACCAGCGTTACCGATGGCGCTAGAAGAAGAAATAGGCATTTAGGTTCCTACCTTAAGATGGGAGGTTCTGGGTGGTCAGGTACTTAATGACGTTGATGTCAACGGTCTCACCGAATGGCGACAAGCGCACGGTGACGGTGGCGTTTATCTGTCCAGCAGCGATGGTCGTTGCAGTGTTAACCTGAGGACCAGTGTTAACCTGGAACGCCTGCTGAGCGGTGGCACCGAAAAGGCTGCCGTTTGTCCAGTATTGCTGGCACTTCCCCGACAGGTCCCCGCCGAATGATGCGAATACATGGCCTGTCCCGTCGATCTGGGAGAACACGTAAGACTCACCGATGACATCGAAATCGTAGATCATCTGCATGCGCATACGCACGTTGTTCAAGAAGACCCAGTTAGGGTCGGTTGCCAAAGAGCGGTAACCATACAGTTCATAGGTACCGTAGACGTTCTTGATTACGTTTACGCCAGCTGCGTTCAGCGTGCCTGAGTCAACGGCATTGTAAGACTGAGTGGTGCCGATGATGTAGCTGGACTGACCATTAATGCCCGCTGCTGGGTTGTTAGCGTCCTTCTTGGAGTCGTTCTTAGCCATCAGAGCAGCAGCAAACGCCGTAGGCGGTACCACGCGGTTTGGAATAGGCGAGGTAGAGCCAGGGTTGGTCGTGCTGATGCCTGGGATAATAACCCAAGGAGCGAACATGCCACCGTAGGATGGGTCAGAAGCAGCAGAGCCGCCCGTTTGAACGCCAGCTGCCTGGGTTACCAAGGTCGAAGCAGTAGCCGAGTCGGCCACGTCCAACAGAGCCACACGGTTGTAGGCTAGAGCGTGGTTCGTAATGTTCTGGTAGCTAGTCGCCGTGGTACGACCAGGTGCAGAAACCTGACCAGGACCAAGGTTGCCAAGCTGGAAGACATTAAGGGCGGTCGTCCAGTTTGCCTCAGCGGCGTTAGAGTTGTCGTCAGTACCACCCGTCAGAGAGAAGGTACCAACAGCTGGGTTGTTGTTCGGAGCCGCTGTTACGGAGTTAGCGTTCGTCACGTTGACGAGCGAAACCCAGTCGCTCATGGCATTGATGACCGTCAGCGCATCGGCGGGAGTGAACAGGTTAGGAGTGGTGAAGACCGTAACACCATTGTTGGAAATAGAGATGGTGTAGCTATTAGCAACTGTACCATTCGCCACCACAACAGAAATGTTGTTACCCCAAACGCCTTGCCCAGCAGCGGTGAAGGTAAGAGTGTTCAGAGGGCTACCTGCACGGTCCTTCAGTGTTACTGAAGCCGCGGTAGCAGCAGGTCCAACGACGCGGGATACATACGCTAGAACCCCGCCGTCGTGGAAATATTCATCAAGGGCATCGTAAAGGGCACCGTAGGTGACGCGAGCACCCAGGTAGTTCACATAGTCAGTTAGAGAGGTAATCGGAACGGCAACGCCTGTCGGACCCGCACCAGTAAGACCCGTAACAAACCACGTACCCGTAGCCTTGTTAGTGTTCTTGCTAGGTGGTCCCGTGGTTACCGTGGTGTAGACACCTGGAGCGGTAGGCATTAGGAATTCTCCTTAAGGGTGGAGTCGTCTGAACGGGTGGACGCCTTGACAACTGGCTTCTCTTCTTGTGCATCTGCACGGAGAGCACCTGTCTCAAGGTAAGTTTCGATCAAAGGGGTGACATATACCTTGCGGGACTCCCCAGAAGCGATTTGCCCGTCATCCACACATAGGACGTGGGGCGCTTGGCTTACTACGTTGATCTTTGCTGCTGGCATTAGTAACCTTTAAGCGTTTGGACCAGTAATGGTCGTCTTGGCGGTCTCCACCACTGGAAGCGGCGACGGAGGCAATAGCGAAGGGCCAGTGATGGTCCCTGCTGCGGCGTAAGGATTCAGTGGAGGACCGCCCCAAGGGTCAACCGCATTAGGCGTGGTGACTTCAAACTTGATGGTGGCGAGTCCAACTTGACGCATAGAAGAGTGTTCCCCTTCCTTGTATTCCTCACTCTTCCAGAGGACACCACTCACGGTGCCATCGGTCTCTAACCCTGGGTGTTGGATGATGGCCGCACGGACGCAGGCAGCATAGGCAAAGGTAAGTGCCTGTGTCTCCTGCCAGTCTTGTGTGCCCCAAATAAATACTGTGACCGTTGTATTCCAACAAGTGTAAGTAGCATCTTGCTTACGCTCTGGTTCGGTCGCCGTTCCATCCACCGACACCATGATCTGTACGTCTACGCCCTTAGTGAGCGGACGATGATCTGGCTTGCGGCGGTATTCCTTAGGAACATTCAGAATGTTGCCACCCAGCTTACGGTTCACTTCCATGATGTAAGCGGGAAGCCACTTTTCTATCGTCCGGTACATCGCCTCTTGGACGGTGTGCCCACCTGCAACTGGCCCATAGGCATCAGGAAGATAGGTAAGCCCCCAGTCCTCCCACCAGGGCTTGCGCGGAGTAGCGGACTTAGGTGGCATTAGGCAAGGTTCGCAATCGTGACATCAGAGACAGCGGCAGCTGCACCCGTGAACAGATAGCTTTCGACAGCCAGCGTGAGCAGGGTCAGCATCGTTGCTTCATCAGGGATGATCTCACGCTGCGGCATAGTTTCTGTGCCATCCTGATGATACTGAGCGTAGTGTACGTTCGTACCCACGATGGCAAGCGACGGACTGATCAGTTCTACTGAACCCTCACCACCCAAGAGGGATTCCATAAGGCTCATTGTGCGCCACAGAGTTTCCTCTGGGTATCCATAGTGTTTTTTATAGTCAATTGTCGGCTGGGCCAGGGGTGCCCAGTTGAACTTTCCACCATTGCTGGTCCAAATCTCGGACTCTATTTTGTGGAAACCTTCAACGGCTACAGCAAGAGCGGGGGTCATGTTCGCCATACGAACGGCCATGCTCTTTGTCTTAGCGAGCAGGGCGTCACCCCCCTCATCTAGCGGCTCAAAGACAACGCCGACATCTGCGGCACCCGCCATTAGCCTCTAACCCAAGGAGCGACCAGCTTGGCTATCATCATTTCCAGGTCTTCGTGGCTCATATGAGCACGCGTCTGTGGCTCTGCCTCAAGCATGGAGAATTGTGCTGCTTGGAAAAGACAAGCGCGGCTGAGAGAAGGTGGAATGCCCTGTGTATAACCACCTGAATACACAACCTGGATACGCGACCCTACTGGGGCGAAAGTGCCTAGTCTCAGCCAAACGTGGCCGCTGTTAACCTCAGGACCAAGGATGGCACCAGCAGCAGGATCAGTTACAATTGGCTGGGCATTACCATAGGTAAGGTACAAGTTCATGGAACTAATGTCATAGCTCCACAATTCCGAGTAGGTGGGCGCGAACTCTGGAAGCCAGAAGTGACGCACAAGATCGTTGGCACCAAGGGCATTAGCAAAGCTTGTTCCAAGGGAACCAGCCATGCTGATAGGCATGCCAATAGAAGCATCGCCGTACTCGTCAGGCGACAATCCATAGAGTACGTCTTCGTAAATAATGTCCGTAAATGGGGCTAGACGGCGAGAGGTAATATCCTCAATCTGCGCCGTAGCCTCCACTAGAATCTCTGCGATGACTTCTGGCTCAAGGTCTTCAGCCAGCATCGGGAACCTTTTAGTGAAGGAAGCAACAGAAGCAAGCGCACCAGGAGTGGTAGGTACGGGACTTGCCATGCTTATGCCTTCTTTCTTGCAGCGGCCTTTCTCGCCTGAGCCTTCTTAGCTATCGGCGGAGCAGCAACGTCAATGGATTCCTGAAGTTTTGGTCGTCCCTCGGGAGTGGAGGATGCTGGGGCGCGCTGTAGTGCGCCGGGGTCCTTCTCCAACTCCGCGGCCTTGGTGATATCAACCTTAGGGCCTAGGCCCTCATTCTCGTAGGTGTGATATCCCTCGTTGTGGTCATGGACCACCGGCTCTGCCGCTACTGCCGTCGCCTCGCTTGGGATGACTTCGTAGAAGCCAGCGTGCCCGATGCGAAGCAATTCAATAGCCAGTTCGGCTGGAACCTCTACAACGTCATCCGGAGTATTCCAGTGAAAATCACCGGGAGCACCACATGGCGTATTGCGAGACTTCAGCAATACTGTTTGAGACATTTATTTCCCCATATAGACGCAGAAAAGGAGGGCCACCGGGCGGAGGAACGGGGAACCCGGCGACCCTCCTAAGCTGCAAAGGTTTAGCTAGCCAGCTGAACGACGGTGTTAGCCAGGCGACCCATGTACTTAGGAGCACGTAGGGCAAGCGTGGTGTCAGTCACCGTTGCGAATGGCAAGCTGTCCGGGCTGGCCGTGGTTGGGTACACGTCAACCGGAGTGAACTCACGGACGTATGGGCGAACCAGGTAGTCAGCGTTCTTAGGAATCAGGTAGACGCTCTGCTCACCAGCCGCAAGCGGCACGATGGAAGAGTTCTGACCAACTGATGCGTAAGTAGCTGGGAAGCTAGCTGGCTGCGTTGGGCCGGTGGAGTTCTGAGGGATAAGGGTAGCACCCGTGTCCACAATCTGGTTGGTAACAACCGGCGTCACGTTGTCAGAGGCAACAGCGACGTTGGCGTCAACGTAACCTAGAAGGGTCGTGGTACCAGCACCGCCAGTGGAGCGGAACACCTTGTAGGCAACCGCGGCACCGGACTCAAAGCCAGTTGGTGGAGTGAAGGACAGCGTAACCGTGCTGGTGGAACCAGTGGTCACCTGAGTCACTTCAGCAGCAGGTAGAGACTCGCCGGAACGAGCGATGATTGCAGACACCGTGTAGCGGTAGGTTGCAGCGGCCAGCGTGCCACCGGTCGTAGACGTGGTTGGCGTCAGGGTGCTCATTGCGGAGCCGCGAGGCTGCAAGAACGAGGACTTGACGATAGGTACGTTACGGTAGGTAGGTACGATAAGACCAGTTGCTACCTCTGCACGGTGCAGGTCAACGAAACGCTGCTGGTTCGTGAACAGCTGTGCCAGACGGCTGTTGGCCGTTGGGGACACAACAAAGAACCAGTCGCCCTGGCAGACATCCTCAGCCACGTTACCTTCTACAAGGTCGATCAGCTGGTCAAGAGCGCCAAGGTCGAATGCGCCACCGGCAAAGTTGATGGCGTTCTGCGTGTCACCCGAGAAGGTGGATACCAGGGTGTCGAAGCCGTCGAACTGAGGGTAAGGGCCACCAAGGGTGGAGGCTGCATTACCCCAGAGAACTGCGGTCTCAACGTCCCAGTAAAGACCGCGAGCGGCCTTCATAATTTCACGGGCACGCAGGTTACCAATCAGGTCTGCGGTCACCTGCTGGGCGTAACCAGTCACCGCACCCACGCTCTGAAGGAGCTTAATTGGGTAGAGGTTCTGGTTGTACGTGCTGCTAGATACGGGGCGAGCGCCACCGTCAGTCACGAATCCACCAGCGGGCTGCGTGGTGCTGTTGTTGAAGTAGTACACCGTAGAATCCCACTTCACAGTTGGGATAGAGCGTACAAGCGGAGCGTAACGGCGCTGGTACTCAAGAAGAGTACGGTCGATACGCTTCTGGATAAGCGCAGAGGCACCTACAGAGGTAAGCGCCTCTTCAAGTGGAGTAGCCATTATTACAGAGTCCTTTCAGGGTCTCAGAGATTTGTGGAAACGATGTAGACTTAGCTACGGGCGTACTGAAGTCGGTTGGACTCCAAGCGGGCACGGAGACCCGCCCACTGTGGGTCATAGGTAACGTTTTCCGAAACGAACGCTTCCAATTCGGTCGCGTGCATCTCAGATAGCTCCTTTACGGAAGGACCCTCAACGGACTCGCTCACGCTGGCGATAGGGCTGCCAGTGTTGACAAATCCCTGACGCTCAGGCGTGGTAGCCTGCTCAATCGCTTCCTTGCGTGCTGCTGCCAGCATCTCCTGAACCTGAGCAGGAGTGAAGGTCTGAGTCTCTTCCGTAGTTGCAGTCACAGTCTCTTCCTTCTCTTCCTTAACCTCAGTGGTCTCGGTCTCAGCTACAGCTGCCTCAGCGGCAGGCGCAGCCTCAACTGGCTTTGGAGCAAATGTCGCTAGAAGCGTCTGGAACTGCTCCTGGCTCAGCACAATGTTGGCTGGCGCAGGAGAAGCCGTTGCCTCTGCGATCTCGGTGGTTTCCGTAGACGCTGCTTCAGTGGTTGCTTCAGCAGCGCTAGTCTCGGTAGAATCGGCCATTTGGCTATCTTCCTTCTCACTAGTTGAAGCAGCGTCCACGTTGGACTCTGCTGACGCGAGTGGCCCCGCGCACGTTGGGCAGAACAGGGCACCGGCTGGCACCGCGTTCTCGCAACCGGGACACGTCTGGGCTTCTGCCGTGGTTGTGTCGTCGGGCTGTTCTTCGCTTGTCTCGGCCTCTGCGGAAGACTCCTTAGAGGAAGACGAGCTATCTCCATTACCTAGGTCGATGTCACCATCGGCGTCAGGGTCAAGAGCATTAAGGCCAGCTAGCGTTGCGAGAGCAATCCGCTGTGCCATTGGTGCAAGCTTTCCGGCATCGTCGGTGTAGCCAGATACGCTTACAGAACCTCCGCCATTATCGACACACATGGAGGCATAAGCCTCAAGCACCTGAAGGATGTCAGCCTCAAGTTGTGCTGACTCAGCTGCAATGTCGATGCCAAACTTCTTAGCAGCAGACTTGATACGACCCTTAATGGCCGATAGCTGGCTGCCCGAGTAGGCGCTGGCGTTCTTAGACTGGTTGATATATGACCATGCGGCGCGAACGTGCGCGGCAGTGTCGATTGGGTAACGCTTCTGCTTGTCTGACTGATAGCCAGGATCAGCGTAAGAAACGTTCCCGTAAGGCTTCTTGCCATTACCTGGGGCGTCACCGGCCTCTTCAACGTCAAGCGTTGCGATGGCTTCGATGATCTGCTCAATGCTGACGGTACGACCCGGCTTAACATCCTCAGTGATTTCAGCGGTCACTTCGCTGTCTTCGTCCACGGTCACGTCGTCAAAGAACGTGTCTTCGATGGACTCACATAGAATGTCGTCATCTGCCTTGGACTCAGCGAGAGCGGCCTGATGAACCTTCGCACCCTCCACGCCAGGCGTGTTGGTGAAGTCAAGACCCATGATGTCCATATCGTCCGCGGTCTGGACCTTCGACCCGGCCTTCTCAACGGTAGTAACCGGAGCCATCCAGCGGCCACGGATGGAAACACCACCCAGATAAGGCTTCTTAGCGGTTAGCATGGATGCCATATCGCGACCAAGGGACGTGTTAGGCACGTCAGCTTCAAAGTGAGCGGAGCCGTCTTCGGCCTGTGTCACCTTGGTAATACGGGCAGCGATTCCGAATGCGCTATCACCGTGCGCCTCGCCGTGCGAGCCATACATGGTGATAGGGAGAGAGTTGGGATCGGAAAGGCGCTCCTGCATACGGCTAACGGCCTTGCCGATAGCTTCAGCGGTGTAAAGTCGGTTGTTCTTAGATACCCCAGGGCGAATCATCACGCCGCTGAAGGTGGCTACACGATCAGCCATTAAAGAATTCTCCTGTGGTTAGCGGGCACTGCGGATTGATGAGACCAGCGTTGGCGAAATAGCCAGTACCGGCCAACCGGCAGTCTCCAAAACGGTTGCGTCTGCGCCTGAAACGGGCACAGCACATGACAAGTCAGCCTTGATGACGTAGTTATTGCCAGCCGCGTCAACCGCAATGAACGGGAACGGGCCGGATACAGCAGTGGCAGCCATGTAATCTCCTAGTGGGCAGTGCCAGCAGCGGTGTACCAGCAGCGACAGCCCGCATGGAGCGGAATATGCGGTACATCCTCTGGGCGGTAGGGGTTACCGGCCGCGGCGTTGATGCACTCGCCTTCGACCTTGCCGTCCCCCATTGTCGTAAAGTTGACTAGCTGACCAGCTTCACTTAAATGATCTAGCTGGGCAGCGGTATAGGCAGAGTGGATAGCGGCGAGAGTGTAGAAGATTGCTCCGGCACCTACGGCTACCATCTTGCGAATCGGTTCCTGGTCGATCTGGTCTGAGATGGGTCCCAGGTGCAGCGCCAAGTCACCGGCCAATCCTGAAAGGATTGCCTTCAGCATCGGTGTCGTATTGATTGGGAGATTGGAACGGGCCAACTCACCCAACACAGTGTTGCGGGTTCGATTCAGGTCCGGAACCCTGCCGTTCACCCGGAGGTTCACGGAGACACCGGCAGCGGTCTTGCCTTCGGCAGCCGCCTCATCTTGTGCGTTCTTACAAATAGAACGTAGTTCGTGCTCTAGCTCTGGGAATATCTCAAATGCAGTATAAAATGCACCGACGATCTTCCTCTTTGAACGCTTGCGCTGAGCAATAGCATCTGTTGTCGTCTTGTCCTGAAGCGCCTTGAGCATCACTTCAGCCGGGATGATCGTTGCTAGGCGCTGTGCCCACAGTGATACAATCTCGGCATAGCGCTTCTCCAACGCTTTTTGGCGTCGGCGCAATTTATCGTCCAGAGCAGTCTCGGCTCCAACCTTTTCCATGAATTGGATGGGTTGGTCCAGACTCTCTGCGAACGGGACTAGCTCGTTCATTATGGTCTTAGCGCGCTCAGTCGGCTGTCTGCTAACAGCCTGGTAGCCGTGAGCGAACGCCCGCCTTAATATCGACGCCCCCCCAGGGCTTTCGATCCACCCACGGGCCTCACGACTCCGCCCTTGCTCACCCGCCAGCCCCTCACATGACTTTGCTTGTGCTTGCGAATGTGAATTCGCGCTGACAGTTTGTGGCTGCGACTGGTCTTCCATGATCCCCGTTCTAGATAAGAAGTGCCCGCCAGGCGAGTCTTCAGCTTGTGGTTGATGCCTGTGAGCCGGGGATTAGGCGCAAGGGCGCGAGCATGATACGGAGCAAGTCGGAACCCCAGAGGGTGGTGGGTTGATCCTCGGTCTCCGCCGTAGCTCTCGGACATACGCTGGGCTGCTGATGCCTTGTGGGCAACGACCTTGGCGTATGGGTACAAGGCACGCTCATGGCGGTGGCGTAACGCACGGTTAATCGCACGGGCAGCACGGTTGGCTGCTCTACGCTCAGCGCGCAAGTAGCGCTTAATGATGGTCCGTTCTGAGACCATCTAGTCAACTTCCTTCTGGATGAGTGCTGCTACTTGGCTTGCCTGAAGAGGTTCACCCTCTTTCGGATCGCCATACAGCGGCTCAGGCGGGGCGTTCGTATCAACAGGATACAAGTAGCCACTACTATCCATTATTCCACCGTTGGATTGCTTCAGATATTCGCGCCTTACGACGCTCTCCAAGCCACGGGAATATGGCGTTAGCGAGCAAGAGGCATTCTGCTCTGTTTCCTATGCGCCACTGATACATGGGCTTCTTCTTCGGCCCCATGCGGCTAGGAGAGGTTTTGGGAATAACCTTACCAAAACCTGCAACCTGGCAAACTCTGTCCAACACGTCTTTGTCGGTCATGCAAATAGTCATGCGGACGGTATTGCACTTTTTGTCGAAATCTAGAGTTCCCTCACCCTCAAAGATACCTGCCAGCCACGCGATTTCATCCGCACGTCTATTCAAGTATCCTGACGCATCCATTAAACGTTAGGGTCCGTCCACTGAGGCTCTAGATAAGCCTCGCCTCGGTGATGGAAGTGAACAACGCGGCCATCCGGGGTTACACCCAGACGGCGTGCGGCGGCGTGTTGAAGAGCGGCTAGTTGCTCTGCTGAGGCAACACCGTCGTCTGCCTCTTCCTCTTCTTGCTTCGCCACTTCTTCGTCGTGAGGCTTACGAGAGCGCTTCTTGGCTGGCTTCTCTTCCTCTTCGACGTGCTCTTCCTCAGCTTCAGGCTCAGGAGAGACAGCGATCTCTTCTTCAGGGGCTTCTTCTACAGTCTCTTCGTCAGACATTAGCGTTCCTTAGTTGGTGACGTAACCGTAGAATGGGTCGAACGTCACGTTGGCCCCATTACCGGTGAACCCGGTGTTGGTGTTACCGTTGTTGGGCAGCGTCCCAGTCTGAACAGACGGGTCATACTGTATGAACCCAGCATTATTACCAGTCGTAGGAATCATTATAGGTTCGGGTCTCCGGCCTTGTGTCCAGCCTGGCGTGGGGTCACCTGGTCAGCCAGGTTCGTGAACGTCGTTGGAAGGTAGCCCAAGAATTCGTCAGCGACATTCGAAATGTGAGCCTCTGGATTCTTAACAGAAACCTTCGCTGGAAGGGTACCAGTCTGATTGCGGGTCGGGCTAAGATTGGTTGCCATCTGCGTCCTTAAAGGTTAGGGTCGCCAGCATTGTGCGTCACAATCGGAACACCGTTGATAGCACCGCGGGGAAGGGTCTGGTTGGATAGGTTGGTCAAGGAAAGCGGGCCGACATAGCCATAGAAGGAGTCAAAAGTCTCAATGTTCTGAGCCTTGTATCCGCCATCCGGCCAGTTGCCGTCACCTTGAGCGGTCTGCTGAGTAAATGATGGCGGGGAACCAGCTTGGTTATCTTCTGGGTAGCCGGGAGTAGCCATTAATCCTCAATCTCAAGTCCGTCTAGCACGGCACGGGTACGCTCTTGGTACTCGCGCCATGCGGTCTCTAGGTTCTTCCGTTCCTCTTCCTCCATGAATGGAGTGCGGTAATGCCCATGTGGATTGACGATGGACTCAACCGTGTCTTCGTAGTCATATGACTCGTCTGGCTTAGGTGGTGACCCAGACGTTGGCGTCTTCGGTCCCATTGTCTTCACTGGCTTAGTCTTGTTAGGCTTGCCAGGAGCAGCACCCGGAGCGTTAGTCATGGGCGGGTTCTTGATAGCGTCAGTCTGAGCGGCCTGAGCCTCAACGGCCCCTTGCACAACCGACAGGTTGGCAGCCGAAAGGTCAGACATATCGCGCCATGCCACAAGGTTCTGGCGGTCAACGATGATAGCCACGTCGCCACCATCAACAGGTGGCTCACCGATCTCTCGGCGCAGGCGGTTCAGCGTGTATGACCCGTTGCGGACTCGCATATCGCGAATCTGCTCAATAGTCATATCGTCGCGCCAGTCAACCTCACCGAACTTCATGTGCCAGTCGTCAATTCCGTAGCACAGGTAAAGCAGGCGGAAGCTAAACTTCTCAAGCACCAGTTCGCCCAACGGACCACAGGTGTTTACTCGGAAGGATCGGTCTTGGGACGTGCCCTGACCGCCACCGATGTTGGCAGACTCGATAACGCCCACCTTTGAAGGTGGTACGCCGAATCCCGAAATAATCTCGTCACGGCAGCCGGTCTTGACGCCCTGCCATTCGGCAAGCTTATTGACGCCGAGTTCCTTAACGGCAGCCCCACCCTTGGTTTCGAACATATTACCAATGTTCTTTGCACCAAGGTTTCGTACAAGATACTGCTGCTGCAAACGCAGTTGCTCAGACAGCGGTAGGGCGATAGGCCAGTCAGTGTGAAGACGTGGCGGGTCACCCTTGCGCATCGTTTCCTGGATCAGCCCAGAAGTAAAGAGCCAGATCGTGATAGGAACGTAGTTCTTCTGCGTTGGGGAGACACCGTAGAGTCCCGCACCCGGCGCAGGCAGCTTAATGTGGATAACCTGGTTGGGAGCGAACTTCACTTCCTGACCGGTTTCCATGCGCTGGAAATAACCAGTAACCTTACCGTGAGGGTTACCCAGCACGTCCATAGTGCGTGGGTCCAACGGGTATAGAGCTACTGGGTCGCCATCCTTGTAGACAACCTCAGTGAAGGAGTCTCCAAAGATGAGTAGGTCGGTGATGACGCCCACCATAAGCTGGCGGATGTCATCCTCTTCGTTGACATACTGTAGAAGACGCTGTACCTTAGCAACAGGAGCAGGCGTGTCAGGCGCTACTACATCAGCGCGGTTCTGATAGTCAAGCGAGTTTGGTACGCACTGGATTCCACCAGCGGTGATGGAGTGTGCGATAACGTCAATGCAGTCAGCCACCCACGGGCAAGACAAGTACGCCTGGAATAGTTGATCCATCCAAGTGCGTCGGTCAAGGGCACCGGAAGTGGTGTTCTGGCCTGGGTTGTCGGAAGTAGCGCCACCAATCGGAATCCCCGGTACATAACCTGTACGTGGTGGCGCAGGGAATGTCTTAGGCGCTCTCTGAGCGGCCTCAGTGATCTGCGCGCTCAGTTTGTTGATTGCCATTGAGTCTCCGTATTAGAAGGTCATCCCAAGATTGCCAGCGAATAGTCCACCCGCCAGTGGGCGGTGAGTCTCTATTCCTAGCTGTGCATATTGGGCTTCGATAAGTTCCTGATCGGAGGCTGGAATGGGAGCGGTTAGCGACGGGTCATCGTCATAGAAAATCGGACGAGCGTTCGTCCCGACAGCCATACACAGGTAGCGAAGAGCGTCCGGCATGTGGTCCGGCACGTTCTTGGTCATTGCGTCGTCTGGGTTCGTGTCAGATCGCGGTAATGCAGGGATGGTGTCAATAAAATTCGGACACTCGTCACCGAAAACATGCAGATTAGGGCAGCTTTTCCAAATGTTCTCTTGGCCCGCTTCCTCAAGTTTGAGACCCAGTTCCCTGTGGAATTCGCAGGGCGGTCCTTCGTTAAGGTAGTCGTGTACGCGTGCCCAACCCGTAAGCCGGTCGTTGTCGGCCTGTTGCAAACCGCATCCGTTGAGAGCGTAGCGTGCGGCGATAGACATTTCAGTGCCACGGTTCCCCCACATGGACGGGTCTGCGACACGGATAACAAACTCTTCCCCCGCGTGAACCTCGTCCTCCACGATGATTCTTGCCTGGTCGGCTGTGTCTACGAATGATGCGTAACGTTCGCGGTACACCCACAGGCGTCCGTCGTTGTCACAGTCAGCCCAACAGACTGCCCATTGGTCACGCCAGCCCCAGTCAATACCGCAATAGCGCTGCCACGACATCGGAAGTGGCTTAGCGTGAACGTTCCATTGTTCGTTCGTAATAACATGGCGATCACGTCGCCACTGTTCGAAGAACTGTCCGGGTGCTGCATCCCAGTCACCGTCACGCATCGCAGCACGACGCTGAGGGTCTGGGATAGAGTTCAAAACCTTGATATAGCCTTGGTCAACGTGCGGGTTGTCGGTGACCTTCGCCGGAATGAAGGCTATTGTGCGATCATCCTCATCTCGGATGATATCTTTGCCGTGATTTGTAGGGGTGATGAAGCGCTGGCGGAGATAGGAGTGGGAAACTCCACCTGGGTTCGTAGCAAGGCGCAGCCCAATCACGGGAAGGTCACGACGACCAGAGCGAAGACGCTCTTCAATTCGTTGCAAGACTGCCGGGGCCATTAGAGAAGCCTCGTCAATGCAGAACAGCTGGTACTCACCACCGAGCAGTCGGGAGGCGTCCTTCTCGTTCTCGGCGTAGGTAAAGTTAATGATAGACCCGTTCGGGAATTTCAGAACGTGGTCAGCTTGGTTCCACCGTGCGTTGAACGCATGGCACCATTCGCGCTTGGAGAGTTCGGCAAGGAAGGACTCTTCCAACTCACCGTATGTGCGTCGAATACAGCCAATGCGCATGCCGGGGAAGTTCACGGCATTATGGATGGCTTCCAGCGTCATAGCCGCTGACTTGCCACCACCAGCAGCACCGCCGTAGAGGATAGCGTTAATGCGCTCTCGGCTTAGCTTGTGGAACTGCTTCTGCTTCTTTGTCGGAACGTAACCAAGCGGCTCAAATACGTCAATCTCTGACGGCTTTAGAGCCTCGCCTAGTGCGTCCGCAAAAGGATTAGACTCCCGTGGTCCGCTCAATGGACTTCCGGATGAATGCGTTAACAGCGTTGTACATCTGTTGTTTTGGGTCCTTCTCGTCTAGCACCTGTTCTCTGCAATAGAGACAGAGATATAGGGCTAGTTCCTCCACGCGACGAGCGTTGGGGTAGAAGGCGAAGTCTGCATGGTTGTTGCAGTCTTCACTCCCACAGTCGGGTGTCTTATTCGTCATCTTCTACGGTTGCTAGGTCAAAAACCTTTTGAACGGCACAACCCAGAGCACTCCAAAGGAATGCTAGGCTGTTGATCTTGTTGGCCTGTGCGAAAGCTACTGCTAACTCTGCCTCACGGGCACGGGTTTGGTAGTCTTGCAAGGCTTCGTAGTTCGTCTTGCCAAGAGTCCTAATAAGGTACTCTTCGCCCTCTCCCACAGCACCCTTAAAGTCGGCCTCTGGGAAAGAGAACTCTTCTTCTTGATCAGGCAAGCCAGTTTCCTCCTACATGGCTAAAAAGTCACTGAGGTTGTCGCTGCCCGCATCGCGCTCCATAAGGAGTCGAAGGGCTTCCTCATAAACTTCCTGTCTTATGAAATTAGATTGACCTGCCAGCAACCGAATCTGGCGTTCAGTCAGTCCCAGTAAACGGAAATCGTCGTCCGGGGGTAGTGGAGACACTTCTTCCACTAAATCTTTACCTATATTAGCAGAAACGCTTTGACCAGGACTATCAGGATTTTTAGTGTGGTATTCAACGGTATTCACTAACAACCTCTATCTCTGATTTCCAGGTATCTAAAGGCTGATCTTACTAAGTTGAAGTCGTCGTTAAAGAACCCTAGGCCAGCATTACATTTCGAACATAGGATGCCCCTGATGCAGCTGCCACACGAACCTCCACCTGTGCGGCTACAACAGGAATGGTCATGGTCGATAACCCAACCTCGCTTGCCTGGCTCCTGGGTCTTGCAAATGGCACAACAAAATCGCTGAGATTTGAATAGATCAAACCAGGAAGACTTATCTAGCTTGTGTTTGCCGATGGACTTCGGAATTCTCTTCCACGGGAGGGTTTCAACGTTAACCGGACGCATTTTCGGCCTTCCAAGGTCCCCGAATAGCCTTATTCCCGGCTGACGGCTATGGGCATTCTTCTACTAGAACCTCACTGGCGCTGTTTCGAAGCCCGGTCTTATATGAAATCCATGCCTGTCGATCAGGCTTGCCATATCGCCACCAGTCGTTGTAGTCATTTAGACAAAAACCCGCCTTCTCGGCGGGCAACTCCTGACAAATCAGACAGGGGATAGTGGTCGGACGCTGCTTGGCTTCTTCTACGCTAAAGGCGGCGTGTTCTAGGGCTTGGAGCGCGTCTTCCAGGTGGAAATCGGCCTTTCGAATGAGGTCTAATACACGCTCAGCGACCTTTCGAACCGGGTCTTGGACCCGATAGCCTGCGATATTTCGAAGGGCAAGTTCTTCTGTAGGTCGCCCGATCCCGTCTTCAGAGGATTTGCTTCCTGAGGTTCGATCCGCAACTGCCGTTGCAGGAAATCCGTCAGGAGTAGCCGAGATAGAGGCACGTCGAAACAGTTCTGTTATCACGTCCTCATCTAACCGGCCAACGTTGGCAGTGATGCTGTCAAGCCGACCCTCTACCTCCTTGATCCGCCGCTTGGCGGTGTTGCTCATCCTTGGTGCCACTCATTTACTCCCGAACGCGTGTTCAATAAAACAGCTTCCCGATGTACTTACTAGGAAATGAATCATACCATACACATTGGTTCTTGTCAAGTTTTCTGCGTCCTCAGCCTATTAGCGCGAAAAACTTGACAATATCGAATTCGTATGATAACGTAGTAGTACGGCATTTTTGCCGTCGCACTTAGGGGTGTGGTGTAGTGGTAGCGCGATGGTCTCCAAAACCGTCAGCGAGGGTTCGATTCCTTCCACCCCTGCTGAAGTACCTCGCTTGAACGGGAAAGTGACCTGGGGAACTCAGGTAAGACACCCTCTATGGGGCGAGCAGCAGTGAACATACCGGTGCGACCGCCATAAAACGCCGGGTACATCTTACCACAACCGGGTGGTGAAAGCCTCTGGCTTTTAGCTGCCCGGTCATCGGTGTAAGGCAACTATTGGTTTGTTGCGGCTGGCTGTAACCCAGTTCCTTAATTGGATGGTGGGTTCGATTCCCTCTACACCGACTCATGGGGTCCTAGTGATAATGGTAGCACTCCTGGTTTGCACCCAGGCGGTAGGGGTTCGACTCCCCTGGATTCCACTTGGTAGGGCCGAAGAGATGTCGGTTATCGTCTATAAAACGGAAAGAGCGGTTCGACTCCGCACCCCAAGGTATTCCTTGGGACTTAGTGTAACGGCTTGCACAGAAAAACGTCGGCGCTCACCCCATGCCTTACCTTGTTTTTGCTGGGTCGAAGAAGATCGGTTATCACTCCATGATCGGAGCCAGAGGACACTCCCCGAAGGGTGTCAGATAACACTGGTTCCTCTAAATCCTGGGATATGTGAACCCCAGGTTCGGTTTTCATACCATATCCAGCTATTTTTTGTCGGGTCGAAGTTGATCGGTTATCGGTAAACACACAACCCTCATAAGGTTGCCATGCGGGTTCAAGCCCCGCCGTCAGGATAAGCAACGCCTGGCGTGGTGAAATAAAAACGCCGGTCGCACCAACATATCCGACAGTTTCTCCACCCCTTCCCTAGTGGTTGGGGTTTTTCTCTCGGGCCGGATACAGTCGGTTATCTGCGATAAAGATGCCTTAGGGCTTTGTCGGCTGTAGATACATGACCGAGAATCTTGCCTCTGTGGTGGAATCCGGAAGACACACTACGCTTAGAACGTAGCGCCTTGTGCGTGCAGGTTCAAATCCTGTCAGAGGTACTTTAGTAGAGTTGCCTACGCCGCAGCCAGCGTGGTATGCTAATCTTATATGGCACCAAGAATTACAGACGAACGGCTACAAGAAGCCGTCCGTAGAAGCGCGTCCTACGCTGAAGTGTGCCGCCTGTTAGGCAGCAAGCCAGCTACAGGCAGCCAGACCCATATCAAGAGTCGCATCGTCCGGGCTGGCATAGACACTTCTCATTTTACAGGTCAAGCATGGCGGCGAGGCCAAACCTTTTGCAAGGAGCGCAAGACTCCGGATCAAATTTTGGTCTTTCTTCCGGAAGGATCGTCGCGCACGAACGTCAAATATCTGCGGCGAGCCATGCTGGAATCGGGTCGATTGGAAGTCTGCAATCTGTGTGGTTTGGTAGGCGAGTGGAATGGCAGGCCCTCGTCTTGGAAGTCGATCATGTTGACGGCAACTGGCTCAACAATCTACTGTCGAATCTTCGCTTTTTGTGCCCCAACTGCCACGCACAAGAAACGAAACAACCCTCCGTGGCGTAAACGGTTAGCGTGCCAGACTCTTAATCTGGTGGTCAGGGTTCGATTCCCTGCGGGGGGACTCCTGTACGTGGGGACACTAATCACGTCGAACGGCACGATGACGCCGCTCGTACACCCAAGATGGCTGTGATGACTGGAAAACACTCATAAGTAACCTTGGGTGCTGCCGTGTAAATGATATTCGTTCCAGCGGAGCATAGGCAGAAGTCATCGTAACGGGATGTAGCTCAGTTTGGATAGAGCGCCTGGTTTGGGGCCAGGAAGTCGGGGGTTCGAATCCCTTCATCCCGACAAAGCCCGGAAGGGTGATTGCTGCGGCAATGCGCAAGCCGTAGAGCGTTAACGTCGGGGGGCCTGAGGGGCTGCCGCGGGCGGCTTCAACTGGTACGAGGAAGACAGGAATCCGCTAGTTTTGGAAACTAGAGAAACTGGGTGCGACCCCCAGGTACCAGACGTTGTGGCGTGGGACCACCGAGACAACCGGCCACCAGAGAGGCGCAGGTGTCTAGTCTCGATTCCGGCCCGTTCTCTGGTCCGTCCGGTGTTAGAGATATCCCACCATTCCCTGGTAGTGTAAAGGCAGCACAAGAGACTCTGAATCTCTTAGCCCTGGTTCGACCCCAGGCGAGGGAACCAAAAGCCCCTGAACGATCCCTGTGCCGTGCGCTGGCTAGCGGCGGGCAAATCGCTGGGGTTACGCTTGGAGCATTGGTATATGGGTTATTATGGATGATTGTCAATCATTCGAAACGGGTCCGAGTCCCGTATGCTCCGCTTAGGGCAGTAAGACCGCCGATCCACTAGCAGCGCTCGTAGCCACGAAATGGGCGAGCAGTGATCACCGCTGCCAGGAGTTGTGCCTATAAGCCTCTCATGGTAGGCTGTCTCTGCCCGCTTCTTCCCTGGGTAGCATAATGGATTAGTGCGCGTGACTACGAATCACGATGTCTGGGTTCGACTCCCAGCCTGGGGGCTTGCAGGCTTCATCGAACGACAGAGCGGTTAGACGCCGAGAACCTGGCAGGTGGCTGTGAACCGTGGCTCTGCTGTGTCACGCTGGCTCACCCTGTCTCTTTGGCTGGTCCGCTGGCCTGCAATTTGCTCGCAAGGTGTACCGGATTGCACACAACCCTCCGAAGGTTGTGGACCGGGTTCGATTCCCGGTGCGAGCGCGTGGTGAGGGGAAAGCGAGTACGGATACCCAGTTGAGGCCGACGAAATGCTATAGCGAGTAGTCGGTTGAGTGGTCTAGGTCTGTTAGCTAGCCTGAAAAGCGATCTCAAAAAGCCGGTAGTGATTAGATAGCTCCCTCACCTGATCTTCTTCAGGTCAAGGCCAGCGCGACGGAAGTCAGCGATGATCGCCTTGATTGCACGGTGGTCCGAAGAGGACGTGTGCATGGTGACTGCGCTCTTGCCATCAGGGGAGAGGCATTGCCAACCGGAGCGAGTGTTCCGAATAAACCAACCAGCCTTCTCGGCTTCCCGTAGAATGATCCTCTGGGTCTTGTCGGAGGGGCGTCGAATCTGAGGCATTTCATTTGCTCCTTTCGCTTTCGTTACTACCAGAGTAGCAGATAAGCTTAGGAATGTCAAGCCGGAATAGCATAACGGTTAGTGTACCTCCTTGGTATGGAGGGGGTCAGGGTTCGATTCCCTGTTCTGGCTCCAAACGGGTAGCGCCCGGAGGTAAGGCAGACGCCGGGGTAGCCCCTGGCCTGGTCCTGACCTTGCCAGCGCCGACCACATAGGGCGGCTGCATTGCCTTCGTAGCTCAGTGGATAGAGCAGGGGTTTCCTAAACCCTGTGCGCGGGTTCGACTCCTGCCGGGGGCGCTTGCTTGCATGGTGTAGAAGATACGATCCATAAATCAGCACGCCCAATCAGCGACCGATCCGCGAGGGTGGTAGCCCACGGATGTTGACACGGGACCAAGGAGGGAAGGCTGGGGTGGAGAATCGGGAATCCCCAGAGCAAGCAATTTCTTGGAAAGTAAACTGGCGAGGGGCCAGGCGTGCCTGCTAAGCACTGCGGCGTTTCTGACGCTGAGGATCGTGTCCTCTGCTTTCCGCGGCAGGTGTGAGAATAGGGGGACTATAATGCCATGGAAAGACCTAGAAGTCAAACGGTCGCATGATAGGGCAGCGTACCGCCGTAACCGATCTGAATTCTTTAGCGACAAAACCTGTATTGGGTGTGGTTCAGATGAACGACTAGAACTAGATCATATCGACCCGGCCAAGAAGGTGTCCCACCGGATATGGACTTGGAATATTGGACGCAGAACGGAAGAGTTGGCTAAGTGCCAAGTTTTATGCCACGACTGCCATGTGGCAAAAACTCTAACCAATGGCGAAACCATAGCCGGAAAGAGGGCATGGAATCATTCTAGGGCTTTGCTCACAGAATCCCAGGTTGCCCAGCTGGTAAGACTCAACGACAACGGAGAAGGATATCGTCCTCTCGGACGGCGCTTTGGTATTGACGAGTCGGTCATCAGAAGAGCCTGCAAATCCTACAGAAGTGTCCACAGCGAGGGTGTTCTCACTAGGTAGTGAGGGCCGCTTCGAAAGCGCGCCATGGCCGTGAGAGCCATTGGGATCGTTACCTACGCCCTCGGCCCTACGCCTACCGCTCTTTATATCGTACAACCCCAGTTGTGGCATTGGGACTGTCAAATAGTGACTTTAGTCCCTATCCAAAGTCACTGCCGTTTGATATACTGTAAGGCAGTGTTGGGGGTTTACAAAATTTTAAGATTTTTCCTGGGATTGACTTGTGTACGCCAACGGGGCTTGCTAACATCTTGACGATGCTGGCGAGAGGGGAGAGCGGGGAAAGGGTAGGGGGACCACCCTTGGGGGATTGCTCTCCCCTCTCGCACAGCGATCTGTTTAGGCGACTGGAGCGTTGACCAACTGCCTGATCTGAGAGAGAACAGCGGTGTCCTCGCTCACGTCATCCTTAAGATGACGCAAGACGCCGACGTTCTCTTCAGAAGGCTTCGCTACCGCCTTAAGCACAGGCTCAATAGTGGAGTGAAGCTGGTAGATCAGGACAGTTTGCCTCTGGTCATCGGGAAGTGGCATAGGAAAGTGCCCCAGGCCGACCGCCTTTAGTTCGCTGCTGATCACACTGACTACGCCCGGACCAAGCCGCTTGTAGCCGAAGCCGTCGCGGATTTCGCGCATCGTGATTGCAGTCACGCCCGATTCCTTTTCGACGGTTTCACTTAGCTCTTCAGTGAATCTCATATTTTTCACCCCCTTTCGTGGGTTCTCCGGGTCCTTGGTCCTTTCCTCTTCCCAGGTTGGTCCTTGGTCCCTCAACTTTTTTGATGCCCTAAGTCTAACAGTTCAAACCTACAAATTCAACCCCCTTTGTGGAAAACTTGTGAACAACTTGTGGTAGCAGGTCGTTCTAGTACGATATTTCCCTTCCAGTATAACGGAAGAAGGCTGCATTTACTAGGGATATTCGGCCTAGGCTGAAAACTTGTCCACAGCCAGGGGAAAAACAAGCTTGTAATTTCCAAGTTTGTGACTTTTGGCCCTACCGGCGAGACTTTACACCCTGGAAGACAACTCCGCAAGGATGCGGACCTGGCTTTGAACACCAGCGGCGCTGTTCGCAGCGTGGGGATCGTGACCTCTGTCTTCCGCTTCATGCAAGGGTAACGGACCCACCTACCCTACCTTGCGGAATTTCTTTGGAAGGTGAACCCGGA